AGTCTTCTACTATTAAATTTGCAAACTCTTTTGAATCTACAATATTCCAAAGCTTTGAATAATATATACCTTTTTCTTTTACGCTATTCTTATCCTCTGATTTTTCTAGTACAACAGTATTAATTTTATTTCCATGCTTCTTTAAGTGTCGACTCCAATATACACCTGATCCTCTGTATGTAAAACATGATTCTAAAGTTCCGTAATGGTAACAAAGATATTTTAAACCAGTTACTTTGTGCTGTTTTAAAAGTAAAAGATGATATCTTATAGACATATATCAACCTACGAAAAAAAGTGGAGGCATTGCATCGCCAAATCCAGGAGATGCACCCGTGAATAATTGCTGCTCTAACTTATCTTTTTCAGTTAATCCCTGAGTTAATAAATCTGTGCTGAGTACTCCACCACCAAATAGAGTTGTACCTTGATACTTGCCGCGGACATTTCCAACAGATATCTTAGTTAACGCAAGAGCATATTGCTGAACCCACATCTCTTTAATAATATCTCGAAGCGGGCGCTCAACATAACAAGCTATGATTGCATAGAATCTACCTTTCGATAAAGAAGAACCAGGAGCTGGTGTAATATTCATTACCTGAGTACGTGGATCAAATGTATATGAACGACGCAAAGCTAGCATCTTCTCCCGAATCTTCATCCAATCTTTTAAAACATACCAGCTAACTAAATCGAAGCCATAATTACCCATCGCATAACTAAAATAAGTTTGCTGAGCTAGAGATTGTTCAATAGTAAACAGTGTATTGATATTAGCACTTGACCCCTCTTCAATATCGTGAACATCAATAACTTTGCGGTAATCAGACACATCGTAATCAAATGTATTATCGTACTTTGTCTGTGGAGTATATGACTGTACAAAGCTTGAAGTTAAAGTTGGTACTGCATTGATAGCGCTAGTATAATCAGCTAGCGTTAAAATTTGGTTTATGAAAATACCATTAGGATAGGTTGCTGAAAGAGTTGTTGCAGTAAAGGTAGAAGCGTTAATGCTAGAAATACATGGATACAAGGCAGGTTGCGGGTCTGTTACGCGACTGAAATTAGGTGTAATAGAGAACAATAAATCTAACCTAATGCCCTTTTTCAGATCATAAAGATTTGAATCGAATACAAGATACTCCTCAGTATAACCAGCATATTTTGTAAACATCTCACAAGCTATACTAATATTCTCATTAATCTGATCAACGTGTGCCTCAATGTTAATTAACGGTGCGCCTAATTGACGAACAATACGATCAGATAACCTGCTGTAGTTGGTTATCTTGCTGTTCAAGTTTGTGGACATGAACGCACTAATTGGTGTAATAGCTGTGCAATCACTCATATATTATATTAGGCTGCTGGTGCTCCTCCTGCGGGCGCTGCTCCAAATGCTGGTGGTGCTCCTCCTCCTCCAGCTGCTTCTGCTCCAGGTGCGCCGCCGGCAGCACCCGCCTCAGCGCCTGCACCTTCTTCAGGCTCTGCTCCGGCGCCTGGTGCTGGGCCAAATGCTGGTGGAATAGCACTACCACCAGCTGGTGGAGCTCCTGCTGCTCCTGCACCAGCTGGTGCTGCTGCAGCTCCTGCTGATTTCCAATTAGGACCTGCACCTTTAATCTGATCTAACTCCCACGTAAATTCTGCATCTTTTCGTAAGAACTCACGATTAGCGAGAATATCATGGTCATTCCATCCTAGATACTTCTTCTGGGCGTACGTCTTAGATATGAACTCATTCTGTGAAATATTGTTATAGGATTCAAACTTCAACTGAAGCTTTTGATTCTCTCGCAACTCATAGAAATTAGATGGTACATTGAATTCAATTTCAAAAGTATGCTCTCTTAGGTTAAGCTTGTCCCAGATACCTTTTAATTTGAGGTGAGTTATAAACCCTGGTTTAATACCAGCTGCTACTCGCTGCTGTAAGCGGATAATAAAACGAGCAAACTTTAACTCTTCACGTAAAATGCCTTCACCATCGTTATAGGTATTTTCTGGGTTAACTCGCGTTACAGGTACCTTTAAAGACTTGTATAGCTTCTTGACGAAATATAACAAGTCATCAAGCTGACCTAAATTCATACCACCTTGAAGCTTGGTTACAGAAGTACCCTCAGAGCCAGTTCTCTTTGCAAACCAATAAGCATCCAACATGCTTTGCGGATTGAATTTATTGACTGTAGTGTTTTGATCACCATCAAATGTACGCTTAGACCAGTACTGAGTCATTAAACGGCGGAGATATGCCTCAGCTTTAGGTGGTGACATATTACCGACATCAATATTGAATACTAGACGCTCTGGTGCATTAACAAGGCGATAAATGACAATTGAGTCTTCAATCAAACTAAGCTGACGATAAGCGCGACGAGCATTCTCAATAAACGGTAATCGGAGAGTCTTATTCTCATTCCAGATACCAGAATTGATATATACAACTTGATTCTGATCGAGAGGAATGATCTGAATTTCCTTTACCTTATTTGGATTCTTTGAATCAAATATAGGCTTACGTAGAAGAAAACCTTTAACCAACATGTTCTGCACGTTAGAATAAATTGGATCAACTACATCAGTTGGAATAGAAACTACACCTAATACACCCTTGTCAGGGTGATCTCTATGGATAATATTTTCAAAGAAAACTTCAGCATCTACTAATAATTGGCGAAAATATTCCCACCCCTTCTTGTTAAGTTCAAAAAATGAAGAGTACCTATTCCACTCTGCTTTTAAGGTATCTTGGTATTCCGACTTAATCTCTGGATCTTTAAAAACCAGATTTGCAATAGAACCATCACGAGCAATATTGATACACTCATCGCAAATTTCATCAAGAGCATCTGCTACTTCTGAAAAAGCAGCCATGACTCTGTATTCCATGACACGTTTACCTTTATCAGGTTGAACGTTTGCATACATGAAGTCGTAATACTCTTTATTACGTAGAACATTTGCTGCCGGTTCATCATATTGAACAGAGGTAGCTACTGACTTATTAATTAAATTTTCCTGCTGCTTCGCGCCCTTGTCATAGAAGGTTTCGAATTTTGGATTTAATTCCGCAATTCTGTCAATAAGCCTGTAGCCAGTATAAGGAATGTTTGAGGATACAAACCTCATCAACTCTCTGCCAAATGTGCTTTCGCGATTAGGATCTACCGCCATAATATACTGTTATTTATGACTCAAAAGAAAATACTCTAGGGGTACTGTGCGGAAACAATTAGAATATTCTGTCAACTATACGTTCTGTGGATGATTGCGCTAAGTGCTGGAGTAGTAGGGCTACCAGAAAGAGTTACAGTTTCAAGCTCATTAACTAGTCCAGTTGAAACAGGGTATGTGAATGTTGTACCAGATAACTCTTCGTATGTTGTCAACACACTAGTAGCGTATGTATTATCATCAATAGTATAGATGATACCAGAAGGATCGCCTGATGCTGGGAATAACCACCCTTTGATAGTGAATGAAGTATCCGCTGCAATCTTATATTTTTCAGTAGCATTGATATCGGTCGGGTAAGTTAACCCAATACTACCACTCCACATCACTTCAGAACGAATTTCATACAAATTAGCAAGATTAAAATCAGTAGGTATTTTCCATGAAAGAATGATGTAAGGGTTATTGTAAGGTACAAAATTTGACAGAATTTGATCCATATCAGATTGAAACTTTGTCACAACTGACATGTTTATTGCAATATCAACCGGAACAGGCATTCTAATAAGAGGTGTTGACGAGAGCGTAGATGCAAACGTCATTCCTTGAGTCTTGTTGAAAACTCTGTCTGTTGCTCTATTCATTGACGAAATGCTAACAGCAACAACAGGTAGAGTTATATTTTGTGCTTTGTTGACAATATCATACAGCACTCTTTGTTTTGGTGCATAAACATATCGAACCTGGAGAAGACTAGCAGGTGTTCTGTCCGCATTATACCGCTTTATAACAATATTGTCGAAAGCTGAAATAAATCCAGATACGAGATCTTTTATTTCGAAGAAAAATGGCTGCGCCTTCACGTTTTTATTTAACCTCCTTGAAACTAAAACCCAATGTCTTTGGTAAAATACCTGCTTGTATATTATTTGTCTTAAAAAGAGGTGTATTCTTAATCATATGCATACTAAGAGGTAGATTATGTTTGCATAGAGCAGATGTAGTTACCATACTTAACCCGACTGCTTTAGCGGCATCTCGTAAGAATGTAAATTCACCTTTTGGAGTTTGCCAGATACCCTTCCATTTATTATTTCTTGTACCTCTACTAGTACCGTTTAAAAAACTAGTTGCAGACATCTTTAATCTAACTTCAATCGGTAATTTATATACTCTTTTTCGGTCTACTTTTTCTCTTTCAACTCTGTAAGCTCTATTAATATAAACATTATTTTTATGTAGAATATTACCTATTGTTGTATTTGAATAACCATACTTACTTCTAATTGACTGAATTGTCATATTAGCCTTGTAGGCCTCAATAATTTGTTCTACCTGTTCTTTTGTTAGAGATCTTATTTTTGGATTTACTCGAGGGTGAGGTACTACGTTCTTTTCTTTAAGCAACCTTCGCAATCTAGCATACCCGATCTTATACTTTTTTAGTACCTGAATAGTAGGCATCTTTAATTCAACATAATCTTTTAAGATATCTTTCTCTTGTTCAGGTACAAATCTCTTAATCTTATTTTGCAGTATTTGATCTCTATATGGGTGAAATTTAATGGTATTACCATCCTTTAGAATATTATAGTCACCGTACAGTGGAATATAGTAATCTTCGCGTTCGCCTAATTTAGAAATGTCAGATACACTTTCAAGAATACTCCAATCAAATACACTCGGCCCATATTTTGAGAGAGCTCTATAAAATAGAGATATAAATTGATATTTTCCAGATCTCCAAGAATAGAGATGCTGCTGTCTTCGCTTTTCCAGCAATTGCTTTGTTTTTCCAACATACCCCTTACCATTAATTCGATTTTTAGCTAGATATATTATTCCGCTCACCTAACTACTTAATCAAACAACACCCGTAATTAAATCACTTACTTCAAAAACTGATTCTAAATAACTCGTTCTAAGAAGTAATTTGGAAATTTATCTTTTGATCTTGTAAAGAGATCCATAACCCCACCATCGAGTATGTAAGTTATGGCGTGGTCATCTTTACTTCTAGTAGATCGTCCGCAAGCTTGAATTAGAGCTGAAATACATCGATCTTGATACCAATCTTTATCACTCTCAAAGAGTCTCTTAATGCGCTTATTTG